TATTTCGCCCTGCCATCAGGGTTTGATGCGAGTTTTTTGTTATGACCGAAGACAACAAGTGGCATTTCCGCAAGACGATTGATGCTGGACACTTAACAACAACGATAGCACTGACGTTGGGAGCTTTCTGGTATTTTGCTGACCTGGATAAACGAATAGCCCTGCTTGAGGCTCCGCAGGAAGAGATCAGAACAGACCTGAAAGAAATTAAAACCCTGCTGGGGCCATTGCCCATGTTTATCGAGCTTAAAGAACGGACTGATCGAGAGCAAGACAAGAAAATACAGGCGCTAGAAAAGAAATCATAGAGGAGTGAGTACATGAGAATGCTATTAGTAGCCTGTTTACTGGCTGGGTGTTCTTCACTACCGACTAATTCAGATCCTAAGACCATAGCCGCAGGAGCATCTGGGCGAGTCGATTACTGTGTGACGTTGCTAGGCGCTAGTTTATTTTGCATCAACGCGACAAGAGACTTGGAAGCTAACTAATGAAGTTTCTTAACCCGCTGGATGTCAGGGTCGTAGATCGAGAAGACCATCCTGATGGAAAAACGGGGTATTTTGAAGTGCTAAACGACTTCACTTTTGAAGGGGCTAAATACACGATTACTGTACCGGCAGGCACGTTAATAGACTTTGCTTCTATTCCAAGAATTTTAAGGTGGTTGTTTAATCGCTTTGGCCCATCTAGAAAAGCGGCTGCTATACACGACTACTTGTACCAGATTCAGTTTGGCACCAGGAAACTCTGTGATGAGCTATTTCGAGAGGCGCTAGAGGCCAGAGGCGTTAATAAAATCATCAGAAACACCTACAAATTAGGGGTCCGGTCAGGAGGCTGGACAAGAGGATCATGGTAATACGCCTATTTTATTCTATGATAGGGGTACTAAATGACTTTTAACCACAGAAGGAAGTACAGAAGATGAGTGAACTAGACGCGTTAGACGCAAGCGCATACAACATGGCCGCTAATCAAATAGCAGCGCCACATCAGGCTACTCACGGCCTCCATGTGCAGTTTTACATGCACCCGCTACAGGACAGCACCAAGACGATAGAAGAAGGCAGGCCTATTTTTAAAGACACGCCTTACGTCATGATAATGGTCCCCGGCGATAAGGACTCGGTCGTCCGCCGACCAGTAAGGGTAGGAACGCACCCAAAAGACGACAATATGAGGTTTGCAGGCGAGTTCCAAGCCTTCCAAGCCAACAAAGAGCAGCCTATAGAGGGTACGCCTCTGGCTGAGTGGCCTCACATAACGGCTTCTGAAATCCGCGAGATGGAGTATTTTGGGATCCGCACCGTGGAGAACCTAGCTGGGCTAGCTGACGTAAAAGCGTCGCAGTTTATGGGGATGCAAGACAAGAAAAAGAAAGCCAACGAATGGCTGGAAAACACTAAAGACGGGGCTCCAATGGTCAGGCTGAACGCAGAACTGGCCTTGCGGGATAACGAAATAGAGGTCATGAAGCAACAGCTAGCAGAGTTGTTGGCTAAGCCTAGCAAAAACAAGAAGCGCGACGTAGCGGAGTGAGGCTAAACAGTGGCTATTAACAGGCTGAGTACAGTAAATGACATCGTTAACCAAGTAGCCGTCGAGGTAGGGCTTTCTCCTGCCACCGACGTTTTCTCTACTAATGACGTTGCCTTTGAGCAGTTGCGGTACTTACTGCAAAGCAGCCTGAAAGAGCTACTGGAGCTACACCCGTGGCAGATCCTCACACGTTCGTTCTCTTACACCACCGTTCAGGGGGAGACAGGCAAAATACCACTCCCCGTGGACTTTGCTTACATGATCCCGCAAACAGGGTGGGAGCAGAACAATAACGTGCCGCTTGTCGGGCCTCTCAGCCCGCAGGATTGGACGTATTTACAGGGCCGTGACTTAGTAGGCTCAACTATCTACGCTTCGTTCCGTTTAAACGAAAACCAGCTATGGATATTTCCTCAGAACCCGGCACCTGCGGACCTGAAAATAACTTTTGAATACATCTCGTTAAACCTGGTACAAAGGTCGGGCATTTCGCCGGTAGAGTACACTGATCAAGTAGAAGCGCCCGCTGACATACCGCTGTTCCCGCCGCACCTGATACAAAGGCTGCTAAAGGCTAAGTTCTTAGAGGCTAAAGGCTTTGATTCTCAGAAGGCGCAAGACGCTTTCTGGCAGTCGTTTAACTCTTGGGTAGGGCGAGACAACTCAGCGCCCATACTTAACGCCGGGCGAGCATGGAGGGGGTATAACTACCTTAACGGCTTCTACAACACGCCTGATTCTCGGTTTGGGATGTAAGCTATGCCGATACCAAATCTAAGACGCGGGAGTAAGCAAAACTCTACGGCTGCTACAGTCCCGGCGTCTATGGAAGGTATAAACGCGGTCACTTCACTGGCGATGCAAAGCCCCGCTGAGTGCGTATACACCTACAACTTAATATCCCAAGACCTAGGCATGGTGTCGCGGGAAGGTTTTGTTGAGTGGGCTAACGGCTGGACGGGTGACCCAGCACAAACGCTTATCCCGTTCGAAGGCCATCAAGACGCCCACGACAGACTGTTTGCAGCCAATAACTTAGGTATCTGGGATTGCACCGCAGCGGATACGACAGCCCCCACGCAGGTAGTGACTTGGCCTAACCCGCTAGGGAACGCAGGCTATTGCAACTTTGAGATGTTTTCAAACGACGGCAATGACATGTTCATCCTGCTGTGCGACAAGGAAAACGGCTACTACGTTTATACGCAGACAACCGACAGTTGGGCAAAAGTTACAGAGGGTACAGGCGCGGGGCAAGTCTCAAATATAGACCCTAATAAGTTCGATTTTGTCTTCATATGGAAAAATCGTGTCTGGTTTGTCGAAGAAAACTCAGCTAACGGCTGGTATCTAGACGTAGCCACGCTATTCGGAGCCGCCACGCAGTTCAATTTTGGTTCTCAGTTCAGAAAAGGGGGGTCGTTAAGGTCTTTCTATAACTGGTCCCTCGATGGCGGGCTAGGGCTAGATGACCTCTTAGTCGCGGTATCTGGCGGCGGCGATGTGGTCGTCTATAAGGGTACTGACCCGGATGTAGCTTCTGGGTTCTCGCTGATAGGAACTTGGTTCATAGGCGCGGTGCCTCTCGGTAATCGCTTTGGGGTAGAGTTTGGCGGCGAGGTGTATATCCTTTCTGTTTACGGCCTGCTGCCCATCTCTCAGCTACTGAACGGCTCGAGCATAAACGACCCAAACACTTACCTTACGGCCAAGATAAGCCCGTTTATACGCGAGGTCATGGCGGAATTCCGGCAAGTGCTAGGCTGGCAAGTGGTTGTACACGCGGAAGGCGCTCAATTACACATAGAAACTCCCCAAGACACGCTTAGGGGCAACGTGGCTTTTGTGCAATACTTCGGCAACCAAGCGTGGTCTATGATCCGGGGGCTAGACAAGTTCCACACGATTAACTGGCGGGGAGAAACTTTTTGGGCGCTTGGCGGCAGGAATAGTGTAGCGGTGAAGAGAGGCAACCTTGATAACGTCTGGATAACACCCTCTGTCGATGGCAACCCAGCGCCTATAGAGTGGTCTTTGCTGACGGCTTACCAGAACTTCGGTGAGCCAGCGAGGTATAAACGGTGCCAATACATAAGGCCCCAGTTTATCGCAGAAGATATCCCGGCTTATAGCGTGCTGGCGCGGTATGATTTCGACATAACAGAAGCCTACATCACGCCGACGTCCATCCCGTCGCTAAGCGCTCGTTGGAGCGTTGCTACATGGGACAGTTCAGTCTGGGCCGGCAGCTTAGAGCGAGTAGACAGCGCTAGAGGCGCAAGAGGCATAGGCAGGCATGTAGCAATCGCTATGCGGGGCTCTTCAAGTGCGCGTACTATACTAGTCGCTTTCGATGTCATTGCAGACGGGGGAGGCTGGATGTGATATTTGTCCCTACGGAGGCTCACCACGTTAAGTACATGCCGAAGGACGCTGTCCCGAGGTACTGTGAGGACACCCGAGGGATAACAGCGCTGGACTCTGAGAAAGGACCAGTAGGTATTTGTTTGATGGACTCATGGACGGACAACAGCGTTCAGATACACATATGGATAGCTAACCCGCTAATTCTAAAGCACGGTTTTGCAGAAGAAGTTTTTGGGTTTATATTTGGGTCAGGTCGGAACGTAGTGATAGGAAGCACGCCGTCCGACAACCCGAAAGCGTTAAAGTTTATTAAGCACATGGGGCTAAAAGAAGTTGCTAGGCTCCCAGACGTATACGGTGACGGCGTGGACGCCGTCTTAACAGTTATGAAAAAAGACGATTGTAGGTGGATTGAACATGGGCAGCAAAAAATCAGACGCGCCTGATTATACAGGGGCCGCGCAAGCAACGGCAGCGGGCAACAAAGAAGCTGTCATGTATCAAACGGCGGCTAACCGGGCTAACCAGATAACGCCTTGGGGTAACCAGACGTGGCACGGCATGCCGGGGGAGGCGGGATACGGGCAAGAAACTACGCTCTCCCCCAACCAGCAGGCTATCTTTGATAACCAAGAGCAGATCCAAGATCAGCGGCAGCAGGCTGCGCTTGGGTTAGGCGACAGGATGCGTCAAGAGATGCAGCGCCCAGAAGACTTTTACAACAACCTGCCTGATGTTGCAGGGACGCCAGACGTGCCCACTTATGGAGA